GACGCGATGGCGCTCGATTTCGCCTCCCTCTTTTGAAAGGACAATACAATACATGTCGCGGCCGGAGCGATAGCCTTTACCCGCATGCCAGCTATCCTTAGCTGCTAAGGTTCGAAAAGATTCCCACGTCATTCCTGGATACTCTCCTACATTACGATTATGGATGTGCCCTGTGTAGAAATATCTGTGTTTGGTTTCGCCCCACTCCTCGCAACGATCGGTAGCCATAATGCCAGCAAGATCGTTGACTTTACAGGTATCGCCATGCGTCGATCCGATTAAAACGTTACCAAATTTCAAATACCAAAATTTTGCAGGCGAGCAATCCACCGTGACACGATCATTGCCCTCGTAAAAAAGAGACAATGCTATAGATAACATTTGAGAAGTATGGTCATCGTGATTGCCGATCATATTTACGACCGTAACTTTTTGATGTTTCGCGGTAGCCGCTTCAATACACCGGATCATTGTTCGAACGCCCACCCGCAATAATTTTGACCACCTTGAATCAACGTCAAGCGGAACACCAGAACGACGCGTTTTGTTATCCATCGTGTCTGCGTGAAAAAAATCGCCTAGGTTTAAAATTAAAGCGTTTTCGCTTTTTGGCGAACAACTCACTAATCGATCGACCGCAGTCGTTAAATTTTGCTCTCCGATTTTTAAATCAAAATCTTCTCCGCTTTCTTCGCCCCATGCGAACATTCCCAAATGAGGATCACCCATGGGATAAACCGTCATTAATTCTGATTCTTGAATTTTAGGCGCGGCATAAATTTTGCCTTTGCCTTTCCATTCTGAAAAAACGTTTTTAAGTTCATCTTGGAGCGCATCATATTTTTCACCATCGGACGTGGTTTTTACCCACTGACTTTTCAGCTCTCCCTCTGCATCGTAAAGCGTGCTAACACCTTTCACGATAAAACCTGGCGCCGATGTTTTGGTCATATCGTGTTCAGGAGCGTAACCTTTAGCGGCCGCTTGCCTTTTGATGCGTTTAAGAAGGTAATAGACACTACGCTCTCTAATACCGATAATTTCCGAGGCAACTCGTCTATTGCCTTTGGCTTGAATCAATGCATCAAGCAACGCCGTTTGGGTTTCAGAAACACAAAATCTTTTTAATTCTCGGAGATCTTCTTGCATGAAAGCACGCACCCTTTTGGAATTGATAAAATTGCGCTTAATTGATTGTTTTCGTCTTTTGTTGATCCAATTTTTAAAACTAAATCATCTTCAAACGCGAGCCATCCAATTGATTCAATGTTGGGACATATGATTTTGTCGTGTGAATCCCACGAGCTATCTTGTATAATATCTTGCCAAACGACTCTAACTATTTTTGTTCGCATTTTTGTGCCGAACCAGACCATTTGGAATGAGATACCCCATAACTAAAGGGACCAAAATTACAGCTCCTAACACCCACCCTCCTACGTGAATTAATTCACCTAGCATTGGCCAGAATCCCGTAACGGGTTGCGGGCATTGCCCAGGGCTCAGCCCTTGGGTGATTAAACTTGTGGCTACACCCCCCGTCAAAGCGCCTGCGGTAGCACCTGGCAACCCTCCAAGTAAACTGCCCGTAGCAGCGCCTATAGCAGCGCCTGTACCCGTTTTTAAACTCGCACATCCTGCTAGCAAAGGTAGGCCAATTAGAGCTACGATTTTGAATTGCATGCGCATATTGGCTGCTTTAATTCTTTGCCGATTTTTTTATGACTGGCTTTAAAAAATTCTGGTAAAAATGACGGAACAAATACATGCGCTAAGCCTATCAAAGACGTTGCTAAAAACAACCAGCACATTTTTAAACCTTTCAACATATGGCCTAAATACTCTCCACGTTCTATATGCTTTGAATCAAATATTTTTTTCATAATAGTGTTAGAATTACCCCCAAGAATAGGCGTCATTTAATTATCCTAATGAATAGAAACCACAATTTCTTTTCCGTCATAGCTTGTGCCATAAGTGACTTTTTGCATTTCACACGAATATCGAGCCGAACCCGTTACGGGCTGACTCCAGCCATGGCGTTTTAGTTGCCTCTTTATTTTTAAACAATTTTGTATTTGCATCCGCTGCCACGAGCCATTTGCTGACTCGTAATGGCCCATGAATTCAATAGGCGCCCCATTTAAAAAAAACACCAAAACGATTGCTTGCATTAGTGTGTTCCTCCGTAACCATTCGATTTCATTTCGGCAAATTTATCTCTTAAACTTTCAATTTTTGATTCCAATGTATCTACACGTTCAGCTAAAAAATTAAGGGTTAGTTCTTGCTGTTTATTTACCGATACTGCCTTACCTTCTGATATAGATTCCTCCAAAGCATTTAATTGCCGTGATGTGTGCTCTAGCAATAAAAACATTTCCTGACTATTTGCAGTCGATATTTCTCCTCTTGATAACTGTTGACTAAATTCCGAATTCGAGTCAACTTCTGCCCGCATTAATTGAATCCGCATATCGTGTTGATTTAATCTTTCTTGAAGGCCAAACCAAGCCCACGTTCCTATACTGACTGCAAAGGCCAAACCTACAAGATTGCGAACGGGTAAACCAACCGACGTCCTATCTGATAATTTTACAGAATCGGTTTCACTCATTTTGATAACAAGCGTGTTTCCAACGCATTTATCCGATCCAAAATCCTGTCAGTTTGAGTATCCAACTCTGATCGGCTAATTGATTTCACAGCTAATTCGTTAAGAGATTTATCAGTTTGAGCAATGCGATTTGATAACCGATCGATATTAGCGAAAATTCTTTTGCAAATAAAAAGAAATAAACTAATTATGCAACCTAACAGGGCATCAACTAGAACACTAATATCCATTACTGCTCAATCTCTTTTTTAAGAGGTATTGGAAAGTCCGTATTTAAATCCAACGCGAACGATTGCCCGTTACTTGTTCCACTCCATAAGATACATGCTTCTTCGGTCTTTTCACTTTTTCTAGCGACGACTAACGTTGACTGGGTATAATTTTTGTTTGTAAATACTGCCATCACAATCTTAGTAGACATGGTAGAAAGCATTACTGGTTTTTCACCATGTTCTGCTAGCACTTCAATCATTCTATTAAGACTTGCCACACAATGAATTCTAAAATTTACGTTTAAAGTTCGCATATCAACCGGCGGTTGTCTGGTTTGTGCATGCGCACCAACAACAAATACAGATAAAAAAACTATTGCAATAAATTTCATGGTTTAGGGTATTGCGATTTAACCGCTAACCACGCGGCAATTATGTCATCAAGGTCTTGCACCAATTCATCGCCTTGCGTACGTCTGTAATTAACATGTTTTAAAATTGCGTCCAGTTGATCGCCTATAGGTGGATAGGCATTTGCGCGCTCTTGTGTGTATGGTGGTTGAGGTGGTGAATTCCAACTATTAGCCACGCTTTCTTTTTGTTCGTCTGATAAATCAACTAACACGCCGTTAACTAATTCTGGTGCAACATCTTCTTTGCTATAGCTCATTAGTGGGATACTCCATATACCGTAACTCTCGCGTTTAAAGAACTGTTTCCAATGTTGCCAGTGCTACTGGCCAGTTTAAATGAGACGTCTGAACTTGCTGAGGTTGCAGAAATAAGCAAATCAGTTCTTGCAAGATTGGCTCTGTAATAAGAACTTTGTCCAATAATCCGAGTAGCCGTAGCGGAATCATGCGGCGCATACACAAATAAATCCGCACAACACGGAGCAGTAGTTATATTACCTGACGATTGCGCGTGGCTTATTTTTGACGTTGTTTGGCCACTGGCTTCTATTGCGTTAGTTGTTGAACCTGCTACATCTAGTTCCGTTAATCTAAACCCGCACGATGTAAGGCTAGACAAATCCGAGTTTCCAAAACTTATCATTAAATTACTGGAATCCGAAACCACATCAATAGATTTTATCGTTATAAGATAAACGTCATACGTAGCACTAAAGCAGTCAGTAAAGGTAATTGCACTGACGGCTGAATTATTAGCCGCGGTCGCGATTTTTGTTAGGCTGCCTCCGCTTATTGCTTGCCAGCTTTGATCGCCTCTTAGAAAGGTGCTCGATGATGCTGTACCCGATCCAAGACGCGCTACGGGTACAGTGCCACTGGCTAAATTACTGGCATTAGATGGATTGCTTGCTAATTTTGTCAACGCTATATCGGCTGAGCCATCAATATCGGCATTTACAATACTACCGCTACCAACAAGCGTAATATTGCTATTTGGAACAGTAATAGTTCGCGTTGTTCCAGAGCCTATACTAGAGGCTTCAAAGGCTATTTTTTTAGTCGCATCGGCATTGTCTAGTATGCGAAACTCATTGTCACCGGGCGTTACACTACCGGAGGCACCCGTATTACCGGTTCTAGCAAAATTAACAGTTGATGCATCGCCATCGGTAAAGCTACCGTTTCCTGTAACATAAGTAACTGCAAGTTTACTATAACCACTCGCGTCCGTTACCGCACCGGTTACATTGTATATAGCAAATATGGCGTTAGAGGCTTTTTGTGTAACCTTAATGGTTCCACGTAATGCAGTTGTAGTCGAATCGTCCCAGCTATCCACCAGCGAGTTAATATCCGCTCCGTTCGCATCTGCGTCGTCCATATAAAGCACCGTCGCAGATGAAAGCGTCCCATTATTAAACCACACTTTGCCCGCACCCTGATCGCTGTCGCCAGTCGCCGATTCAAACGTCATATCTAATCCAGCGTCTGATCCTCGATCGCCAGTAGTTCCCTTGTCACCGGTTCGAACAAACTGTATATAACATCCATCGGCATTACTCCACGTGCCGTTACTTGCTACGTGAGTTAACGCCACTTGTAACCACCCTGTGTTGTCAGTTACCGCTCCAACTGTGAATATGGCGTAGGTAGCAGGGGTTCCACTTTTTTTGAAGATTACATGGCCATTTATAGTGCTAGTGGAATCGTCCCACGTTACAATAAAATCAGAAACATCGGGGTTACCCGTATCGCCACTTGTTGCATCAAAGGCAACCGCTGTTACTGACCCTACCGTAGCATGGTTAAAGCGAAAATCTCCGGCACCGGGGTCGGCCATGCTAGTAGCATTATCAAAATTAAATTTAAACCCTACGGCCGAGGCTGCAGATTCCGCCTCAGTTGCTTTAGTAGTAGCTGTGCTGGCACTGGAGGCAGCAGCTGTAGCAGATGATGCAGCTGCAGTCGCAGAAGTTGTAGCGCTACTGGCATCGACTAGTAAATCCCATTTTCCGCTATCTGTATTAGAGGTGATCGGCAGTGAACCACTAGAGGTATGCGCTGTATTCGCTAAGAAAATATTATTGGTCCCAGAATCTTTGACGATATCTCGTTGGACATACGCAGTAGACGCGGCCCAATTTCCCTTGTAACTTCCGAGCTCTTGGGTGGCAATTGGCTGCCCATCCGAACCAAATCCTATCAGTTTATTAGCTCTATCTGTAGCGTTAGTGTTTATATCGTTAAGAGGTAAACCGGTTACAAATTGGCCAAAACGTAACGTTCTTGTAGCTACATCGCGTTCTTGCTGCTGAATCATCATAATTGATTTATCCAGCTCATCGTTTAACGTTTCAGCTAATAAATCGCCACCGGTTTGAAAATCGGTTGCTCGTGATACCGCTAAATCCCGGTAAATAGTTACTATATCGCCATTAGTAAGCCCAGCACCAAATGTAACGTTTCCGCCGCTTGTGGTTCCGGCACCTGACACTTGATAATGACTAGTAGCAGCCGTGCTTCCGAGTGTTTTTACGGTAGAGCCTACGAACACTTTTAAATCCGCATCGGCAAATATAGGAAATCCATAGGCAAAAACCGTTTGTCCCGCAGACGCCGTATATTGGACTCTTGGGGTCGTATCTCCAACTGTTAAAGTGGCCATAATTTAATCCGTGTTTATACTTTTATTTTACTAAAATCATGTCTTGTGATCTCTATTTGAATAACGCACCGGGCTCAATCCAGTATGTGTTCCCGTATTCTGTATCTGTGCTTTTTATCTGTCTTTGAAATGTTCCTTTAGCGTTTGGATCTGTTACTGTTTTTAAAAAATCACCCATCGTTCGCTCAAACGCTATACGCGCATACCAGAGATTATTAAAAGGGGTGTATTTTCCAAGGTATCGCGCTGTTTGTTTAGGCACTGACGATGGTTCGTTAATAGAAACCGCTAGGTTTATAGTCTCTTTTCCTAAGCCATAAACCGGACCCATCATTGATTCAGGAATACTTTGCCCAAAACGGTTTTTTCCTTTTAATCCGCTGTACAAAAAGTCTCCAAAAATCCCCGCCCCGCCACCTTGAATAAAAGCGGCTTGCCAAAAATCAGAGGTTTTCATATTCCGCGGGGTTTTGCCTTTTTGTAAATCTTTAGCTTGCAAAGCTAATGCTCCAAATAACGTAGTAGATACTGCAAGCGCTCCTAAATAGCGTGCTTTTTTTTCTAACGTAGTTTGCCTTACTCCCCTCATTAAATGCGTTGTTATGATTGTTATTGGAAATGATTTAAATAGCCCAACGTTGCGCGCTATTTCTCCCAAAATACTGCCGCGTTTCGCTCCAGCCGTTGTTATTACGCGTACCTTGGCATCGGGCACCGGCACGGCAAAATCGGTTTCCGTTAAAATCATTTCTTGTATTTTGGTTGATAAATCAACTTTTTTATTTATATCCAGATCAGCACGATTCATAAAATTTTCTATACTAAAAAATTCAACACCTTTATGATTTATTGTTTCTGTAGTGCGTAAAATTTTGTAATCGTCTGGTGTTATTCCGTAGCCTTCAAACGCTTCTCGCAATGGCCGATCTAATTCATTAAGTGTGTCTGCAAATTTAGATTGTTTTGATATATACGCCATAAACTCCATGCCAAACGCTTTGCGACCTGCATCAGTCCAAGACGACAATAGCGAGGCCCGCAATAAACGATCTGATATTTTTGCGGTTAACCCGTTGCCGCTAATTTCAACAAACCGATTAGCGCCGTGAGCTCGGCTTACCCACGCGTCGGCTGTTAGGCCCATCTGCACAGCTAATAATCTATCTTCTGCATTATTAGGATTCATTAAAGACATTTGCCGTTGTATCGTACGAGTAGCGCTAAACCCGTTGTACCGTGCTGTAATACTCGTAAACGCAACATCGGAAGCCGCGCTTAATGTTGCTCCGCCTAATTGCGCCGATACCAATAAATGACGAGTCCCAGAACTAATATCAGCCATTCTTACATTCTGTGCAGCGTCTGCTTTACCGCTAACAACATTCCATAAAGAATCGATATACGTTTCTTGCATTTGACTTTTAAAACCGCTTTTAATTGCAATCTTGTCTTTTAATAATCTAAAGGTAGCATCCGGGTTCGGGCCTAAAATCTCCATTTGAGCAATTTCTCTTGACATCATATTTAAATGATCGGTCATTGTGTGGTACAAATCTTGCGATCCAAATGTGTCTTGATAGTTCAACCAGTCATCGGCTGTATTGAAAGCTAATATACGATGGTCTTGATGACGATTAGCTACGCTACTGCGCCCTCTAAATTGTCCCGGTTCTTTAATTAAATCGGTAGCCCCGTTAGTACGTACGGTGTCAAAGACAATATCAAGCATTTCATCAAATTCTTGATCGTTCATAGGTACGCCGGCTTCGTTAAATGTTCTATTTCTATTTAATAGCGGCGTTATGTATTGTTTCCACGCGGATCGGTTATCTATAGCTCCTAATTTTAATGTCTTAGCGGCTTTGTTTACTTTGATGGGGTCGTGATGTTGCGGCATACCCCAATCTTTTAATTTTGGAATATTGCCTCCGGCTCGGTTAAATCGTATGCGCGCGTATTCAGATACCTCGCTCCATTCTTTTGCTATTTTTGCGGCTCTTGCATTTCCAGTTTTAGTTCCATAAGCCTCTCGCGCTACGTTTCTAATTAGTTCTACGTCTTGAGTCCACCCCGCATTTTTAACGCGCATACCTTCCATGCCTTTTGCAAACATGCGATGAAACTCGCCTAATATTGCATTTCCTCTGTAATCAACATTAGAAACACCTGAGCGCATTGCATCTTTGGCTAAAAGCGATTTCAGACCTTCATATAGACCTCTATCGTTTTTATTCATATTTTGCTCTGCGTTATAGGTAGCAATAGTTTGTAACGCAGCTTGTCTTTTTTTCTTTACAATATTTTCTTGTGCATTATTTATTACTTTTTTATCGGCCTGCCGTTGTGCAGCTTCCGCAGAGATGTTTTTTATATTTGCAAACTGTTTTGCAAACATTTGTTGCGTTTCTAATATTTTGTTTGCTTCCTCTTTTGTTAATGCGCCTGCCTTAACTTGTTGTTCTACGCAAAATGAAAGACTAGCCACCTACGCCTCCTTTTAAACAAGTAAATATTTCATTTGTTTCCTTTTCTTCTCTTATAAGTTGGTTGTAGTATTCCCTTGACGACATCTGTGCATTAATTGGATTACCGGCCGAGTCTTCACCGATTTTTATTGCTATTTCTATATCGGGTTGTTCGTTAAATATATTATTCAACTCTCGCGCTTCACCCTCGCTTAAATTGCCCATTTCTGGATCATCTGGATATAGCGATTTATTTTCGTTAACAAATTGATTTGTAACATTTTTTAACTCTTTATCGATTGCTTCATCTTGTCTAAATGCGCGATTCGCCATGCTAAAGAGACGTTTAGCAGCATTGACGCGTCTAGCTCCGGATACAATGTCTCCTGCGACGGTATCGATTGATTCTCCATTTGCAACTCGTTTTGCTCCATCGTTAAGTTGTCTTCTGAGGGCTCCATAAACGTTTCCGAGTTCTGCAACTGTTCTGATAATTTCTTCATTTTCTTGCGCCCTAAGTTGATACGGTTTAATGTCAGAGGTTCTTTCGCTTTCAATAGCTTTAGTAATATGCGCCATTATTTGTGCGCGTTCTTTTGTCAAAGGATCGGTTGTTGCTTTTTGAGATTTTGCTAATTGTTCGACAACAAAGCGATTATCTAAAGGATCGTCTAAATCTAATTTTTTTATTACTTTATGCGCAGCTATTTGCGCTTCACTTGTTTGCAGCAATCCATCAGAACTTTTTTCTCCGATAATAGAAATTTCTAACGTGTCTTTATCGGACAAATCACTCAATGTTTTTTTATTTTGTTTACTTAAATACTGTATTGTTTTTGCATCTAATCGAGCTATACTTTGAGTAAGTGTATTTACGTTAGAGAACGATTTAGTCATAACTAAATTCTCTGTTAGCTCCGATCCGTATTCTTTAAGCGCAAGTGCGGTTTCAAAAACGTTTGTATTGCCTTTTGATAGGTTGACGTTTCTTGCTATAAATAACGCTTCTTCTTCCGTTTTGCCACGCAAAACAACTGCGTCCATTTCTATTTCTTGATCGGTAAGGCGTTTTGCTAAATTAACGCGATTTTGTCCGTCGGTTACAAAACGCTGGCCGGTTTGTGGATTTTCCCAAAGTATAATGCGTTGTGCTTTACTTTCATCCCATATGTTAACGTCGTCTAAAGACGTGGATCGTTGTGTTAATTCTTCACCACGATCTAAATTTTTTAACGTTTTTGGGTTTACTCGTTCTATACTAAGATCGCGTTCTAAAAATTCAATTTGATCGGCTTCCATGCTTATTTCTTCACGCGCAATGCGGCCGTCGGCGTGCGCTTCTAATGCGTTGTCTTGATTTTCTATATGTTGTTGTTCTTGCTCTGGTGTTGTTTTTCCACTTTGTGAGGGCGCGCTATCAACCGAATCTGCGTAATCGTTTACTACATTAGCGGTGCTAAAATTGCCTTGCTTTTCTAATTGCAGTGCTTTATCTCGCAATTGTTGTGCAAATATTCTTGCTTCTGGCGTTACTTGTCGTGCTTTAAGTGCTACTGCGCCTTCTTGTGCGCCGCTTACAAATGCTCTACCCATCGCAGAGGTTCCAGCTACAGCCAAAATGGCTATAGTTGCATCTTTTAAAGTATATGGGCTGTCCAACTTTTTTTTATTAAGATAGACAAACGGTTGTATCACCGAGGCTTCTATCGTGCCTACAGCGACCGCTTCTGCAAAAGCGGTTTTTGCAATACGACTTAACAATTTAGGCGCTTTGCTGGTTGCACCACCATAAAGTAGAGAGGCAAGGACTAATGGATCTCTAAATACCGCGTTCATAAATCCAAATGCAGTGCCGCCTATTCGCGCCAATGGGGAAGCGTTGGCCGCCGTTATTTCATTTACTTGGCGTAAATCTTCTGCTTCTGCTTTTAGTTGTTCTTCAATTTCCTCGTGAGTATATATTTTTGCGTCTGGAAATTTTTTTTGTAATTCTAAAATTTGCGGGGTAGATTCTTTAAATTTATCGTTTACAAATTGTTGCTCTAACATTCCTGTATTTAACACGCCATGATCAAGAACACTTGTATCTATTTGATTAATTGCTTGAATGTTTATGTTTAAAAGTTCCTGCTTTCTTTGGGCATTGCCCATGGTACGATCTTCTAAATATGCGGTATCGAATGCTGCGCTTACTACATCTCCGAAATCGGTTTGTAATTGATCTTTACTCGTGATAACACGACTTTGTAAACCGCGTTCAAATTTATCCTGGTCAGCACCTAACGACGAATAAATATTGCTCATGGGTTTGCCTTTAAATTCTCAATTTGTTTTTTTAACTCGCCACTTAGAGCCTCTTCGCCCATGTCCAAAATAGTATGGGGTTTATTATCAATATCGATATCACCTGTGTCTAATCGTAAAATAAAAGCAACATTATCATCGTCTGGAATAGAGAAACCTTTGTGCCCTCCTGCGGTTTGTTCAAGTACATACCCTCCCTGCCTCGGTACAGGAACCAATTTGTATTTATAATCTTTAATATCTTGTAACAATTTTTCAGGATCCATAATAGCGTTCTGGCCGCCGACTACACCCATATCGTTTATATCCGTAACGGTTAAATTTTGTATTTTTTCATTAAATTCAGCGTCTGTAGTACCGCGTTCAAAAGGTAGTATTTTATAATCTTCACCGGCTGCGTCGAGGGTAATTACACCGCCTAATATTTCATCTTCAATAAGCGTAACAATTTCGTCTGCACTTATATTTTCAATTACGTTGCTAAGAGTGTTTTGGTTCCTAGCTTTTAAAATATATTCGGCGGCATTTACTAAATGTCTAGTTTTTATGCCGGTTTCGTCATCAGGAAATAACGCTAGAATTTTTTCTATAACTTCCAATTCTATGTCTTGGTTATTTGTAAATATTTTTATATCTGGAAATAATACTTGTCCTTCTACTAACTCTTTCGCTACACCTATTTCTTTGTTTGCAACCAAATCTGTAATCACGCCAAAATATTGACCGCCTTTTATTTTTTTATTTGAATTAAAAGCCTGAGTAATAGTAGGTCCAAACTGGTTAACAAGCGACACGGCAAACCCTAATTTGTCATCGATAGTTAGGCGTGCATATTGATTGCTAAGTGCTTCTGTTTCTCGTTGAGTCAATGGGCTGATATATTTGCTATAAAGAGCTCCTAACTCTTCTGCTGCTCTTCTACGTTTAATAACGTTTTGTTCATTAAAATTAGTAATCGTTCCTAGGTCTTCTATAAACCCTAGTTGTCGCGCTAACGTTATTCCGTCCCCGTTATCTATCATCTTTTTTATTACGTCATGGCGAGCTTGCAATAACTTAAAAGTTTCTACATCTTTTAAATCGGGAGAGTTGGCAACCTCTTGTAAAATTAGCAGTTGTTGTTCTAGTGGGTTTAATCCAAACTCAAATACTGTTTGATAGTCTTCGTTATATTGTCGTGCTTTAGCTTGTTGATCTGGCGTCATCATTGCTATATCGTTTGCTGATATAGGCGTTTTACCTGTTTGTGCTTTTTCTTGACCAGCTTCTAAAATTTGCGCATTTTCCTTTTCTTTGATTAGTCGTATTGCTTTTTGCTGAGCTATTTCAGTCGCAGTAACCTTCTTTTTTCTATTATTTGCTTCGTCTATAAGGCCAAAAATTTTATTAAGGTCTTCTCTGCTCATGCCCTGCGGCGGATCGTCAAAGAGCTTTTCGTGAAAAATTTCGGCTCGCGGTCGTCCGTTTTCATCTACATCACCGCTTTCTAAATATCGCCTATGTTCTGCAGCGTAACTTTTTATAACGCCAATTCTTCTAAATTCATCTATTTTTATAACGGCTTCTGCTGGTGTCAATACGCCGGCTGTTACTTGATCGTTAATAAGTTTTTCAATTTCTTCTTGAACATTAAGCGCGCCAACTGCATTACCGTCGAATAAATGCTGGTCTTGTTTAATTTGTAATACTTCTACGGCTTCGTTTAAAGCGGCTATATTGTTTTCTTGTTCTCTGGCAAACGTGTTTTTATCAATACTAGTTTTATGCTCATACATTCTGCTAGTTGCATAATGTTTTATTCTTTGCGCAGTTTCGGGGTCGTTTATTTGACCTAAAATACCAGTAACTAAAGCGTTGCCCTTTGCTTGATATATTTCTGAACTGGTCGAATTTTCAAGCGCTAATGTGTTTAAACGCTGCTCTATATCTATTTGGGTTTTTGCGGTATACGCGTTACGTGCAGACCTATCAAAATTTACATCGTAAATATTGGTCCCACCACGTAATTCAAGTTTTTCCGCAGAATCACCGAAGGATATTCCGGCGCTTTGGCCCGCCTGCTTTGCTTCTACTGCGGCTTTTTCAGCAAAGCGATTACCCCAGTTATTAAGTGTGGTAGCGAGCTGACTTTGTATTTTTGCGCTGCCCTCGGCTTGTGCTTGTGCAGGTGTAATTCTGGGCTCAAAAATACGCGGTGGTCCGGGTGGTGCGCCGCGTGGCGCAGGTGGCATCGGAATGTTTGGTGCGGCAGGCGTTCGTATGCCTTCTGCATAACGAAACGGATCGCGCCCTTTTGGCGTTCCCGCTTGTCGATCGGTTCTGTATCTGCGCGTTTCGGCCATTCTAATTACCTGTAGGTGGAATTCTCGTATTGCGATACGTTTGCGCGGCATCTAATAAACTATTCGCAGCGCCCATATAACCCCTTGTTGCAGCAGTTTTACCCTGTATTCGAATTGCTTCTGCCTCTAATTGACTGGCGTCTAATCGTGATTCAGCGCTCATAAGCGTTCCCTCAGCAGCAAGACGTATGCTCTCGGCTTGCATTAACGACTGTTGTTTGACAAGCTCGGCTTGTTGCATGCCGGTATCGAGCTCGGTAGCCGCTCCAAATCGTAATAATGAAATACGGTCGCTCATTAATTTTGCGCGTTCAGATGCAAAAAAGCGGTTGTCAACAATACGCCGAGCGGTCTCGGCCTTATCAATAGCTTGATCTTGGTCAAATTGATTAATATCAGCGCCCATCATAGCAATCGGGCTGCCTTCATAGGCTTGTATACCTTGCGCAGTACGTAACGCCACTTGACTCGCTAACGCTTGGTTTAATTCGCGTTGCCGTCCGATTTGACGATCTATAGCCATTTTTTCTTCGGCTTCAACTTCGCGTTCAATAGACATCATCATTAACGGGATTTCTTGTTCTTCTAAATCCGCAGAACGATCGGCGTACATAAATCGTAATCCGGTTTGACGTCGCATGGCCTCTGCGCTTCTTTCAGCATACGCACTGTATAAACCGGCATAACCTTGCTGGCGTTCAGCGTATTCCCGCAACAATCCCGCCTGAGTTTCGCCGGACTCTAAAGTACGGTCGGCTTGGACGTTCATTGCGCGTTGTGTTGATCGTCCAGCAGAGGCTTGCATTACGCCACCTAATACTTTTGCGCCTACCATAACCGCCATTGTTACACTCATTTATGCCTCCACTTCAACAACCAAACCTAATAAGGTAAATGGTTGCGGGTCTGTTTGTGATATGGTTACTTGCGCTAATCGATCCCACCCCGATAAATACACTTCTTTTATTCCAGTAAAACTAGTAGGGGCTACGTCTAATATGTCTTCACCAAATTTTCGTTCTGGAACCGTAACGTTAACCGTATGTGCCGTAGTTTTCACTAACACGCCTAATGATTCATATAAATCGGCAACAATGCGTATCAGTCTTTTCTTTTCGGTTAAGATCGATCCGTTACTAAAATCAGACGTAACAGGCATCGTAGTTATTGTTAAATCAAAATCTAATCCTACTTCTACCGTTGTGCCATTACGTGCTAGTGTGATTGAACCCGATGATGGTGTGGCATTGCTCATTACACTCGAATCGGCTCTTACGCGACACGCTTGCCCGTTAAGATGGGCTAGGTTAGCTACCGTAGTGCTGGCTGATTGCGTTTGTAATTTATTAGCATCGGTGAAGGTGTTGTCATCGGCTTTTTCTAAAAAATAAACTGTAGCGCTGTTTATGGTTCGTTTTACCGCAAAGTACACGTTAGTCGTTTCAACTGTTACCGATTGTATTTCCCCGGTGGTTTCCCATTTGGTCCAGCCTGCCACTTGCTGATAGCGCAAAGTATTTAAAACCGCCATGGTTCCGTCTGAATTTACAACGTATACATAATTCGCGTTTTCGTTTGCAGTACCGCGCAACGCGTCTACATCCACTGGCGTAGTAATCAGGTGTGCAGCGAGTAACGTAGCTGAATTTGCAGTATAAGCGTCTTCATCCCAGCTAAATAAAAACTCTCGTATAGCGCTTTTAGAAAAATCTAAAAATAACGTTGCACCGTCAATATTAACCGGCGGTACGGTACTACTGCCAAACTGCGTTTGATTCTTTATAGCAATAGTTGCTGGAGTTATAGGCGACACATCAATAAAAAATTCGCCGCCTGTAGTAAATATTTGCAAATGCCTTGACGGCATTAACGCCGTAATACCGTTTATTTGATTAGTATCTAACGTAACATCTATTGCGTCATCTGCACTTGCTGATCCAACATTAAAATTAAAAAATAATCCTATTTGTGAGCCCCATAACGTTTGCGGTCTATTTTTTGAACCTCCGAACCATAATCGCTGCTGAAAAAAAGCGGCTGTTTTTGGCCAACCTCTTGTATCACTCCATACGTTTTCTGAGGTAGATGTAACTATTGCATCATCATTATGGGAAGTAGCAGACGTACCGTTTTGTGCTCGACTGCAGCCTGTAAATTGTGTGGACGATTTACCGCTGTAGCTAATTTGTTCGCTGCCTATTAATATAATACCGGCGCTCGGAAATAATGCGGTACTGTCTACGGTTACTGTCGTAACACTAGCATTAATAGCGCCGTTCAGTTGATTTGTGTAAGCAAAATCAAAACTAGGTATATTACTTAATGTAATGTCGCTTAACGTCCAAGCGGTGTGCGCAGAACCACGCACTAATTTTGCCGGGTTATGATCTTCATGGACAATTATCATTGTGTCGGCGGATTGCGTAACGTTTAGCGCTTTGACTTGTGCCAACGTATACGACGTAGAAACAGTTGCTTGCAATACTCCATCTTTATAAACTTTTATAGCTTCGTTTTGAAAAGCCATAACGTAGGTTTGTTCCACGTTAAACGAAAAAGTAAATAAGCGCGATTCAGCCCCTAAAGTCGCTTGATAAGCCATGCCTGGCCTTCTTTTTAATCCGCCCTGCGGTAACGCTAAAACGTTTTTACCGGTATCAGCACCTTGATAATAGCTTTTTAAATCCGTGCGCGCAGCTAACCGCGGGTCTAACACACCTGCGTTAAAATTGGTTTGTAAAGTACGAAGCCGAGGCACTACGCGCGTACCTCAATAAACGGCGCATCTAAAATTCCTACCTGCGGTCGTGATTGACTATCGACATATTTAGATCGTTTTAATTGATTTTCAAATTTGATTGTATAAATTTCAGCAAGCGATCTATTGCCGGTAACCGGAATTGCAAATTGACTAGCTAAATCATACTCCAATGTTTTAACGAAATAAGATGGTAATCTCGATTCGTCTGGTTTAAATATATAATCTAAAGCAATACTGCTGCTATTGGTGTACACGTTGTTTTCATATATTTCATAAAATACATCTGGATACGCTTTTATAGCAAACAAATAACCCGACGGCAGACTGTACGCATAATCAAAATCGTTTAGCGGTGTATCTGTTAATCGGCCTAATTGACTTTTAGCCGAAGCAAAACGCCATCTGTGCGTAGTTAACAATGCCTCAAACGTACTATCGTATAAATTAGAAGCCACCTCCGCACCGCTACCACCTTCTGTAAAAGAGGATATAGTACCGTGTCCTATCATCAGAAAAGCGTTACTGCACATTGATATATCGGTTGCCATAACTGATTCCTAAAAAAATAAGAGGGGCAAGGGCTCTGATATGAAACCCTTACCCCTCTGGTTACGTCTGCTCAAGGGCAAACAAATTACTAATCGCTGTCGGTTTCTGTAATTGCAAGTCCATCAGACACATCAACTACACCACTAGCATTTGAAAGCACAATCACTAAATGATTTGTAGGTGTGTTTGAATCGACCGCGATAATAGTGTCGCGTACTTGCAATAAATCAGAAGCATTATTGAAATATCCTTCTGAGTTCATCGCTGCAATTGCGTCCGTAGTGGAGTACATCCACAGCCTTGGACCTTTTCCACCGGGTCCGATTTGTTGCAACCCACTTAATGAATAAGCCATTATTATCTCCTATTGGTAACTAACGGATACTGAACCGTCGCCGTCTCGTGAAACTGCACCGGCTTTCATTACACCATTACAAAGGAAAGACGTTTTTTGTGCGATGTAATTCACCTCGGTTTTAAGATCAATACCGACGGCAAGACCAACGGCACTTTTGTGCCAGGCAAACGATTCCGTTGTGGATGATGCAAAAGGTAAACCGCCTTCGCTACGTGTTTCGATGATGTGCCATTTAAAACCCATCCAGGTATCAAGCTCACCTGACATTAAAGCTCTTACGCTATTAAAGTCAGAGCTTGTAACTTGGGAAATAACTAGCAAATCTTCTAAACCAGCTGCGCTAATGGCGAAATGCCGATCTTCTGAGGGCACGCCTTTATCGTTTAGGTGTTTCGAAGCCTCAACCACTTTAGCCAGGGTCATACCTGCAGATCCGTGGACAATGGTGCCAGCGGGGCTGCCTTCTGCTGCCAGTGCGTCAATAATTAACTGATCTAAACGACGACCTAGAGCGCCGGCTATAGTTTGCGCCAGTTCTCGTTGCTCATCAAAGTTAACCTCTGCTGCGTCAAATATATCTGTGTACTCTGGAGCGTTCCAGTTTTGTAGTGTGCAAGATATATTATCGTGCGATACATCCATTGGAGTTACATCGGCTTGGGTTGCTTTTTGATTAGCTAAACCTTTACCCATTTTACGAAATTTATAAATGTCGCCTATTACTCCATTTCTTACGGTAACGGTATCACGCAAAGATCCTGCAGTTTGAAAAGCGTGCTTTACCTCGTCGTCGAAAATAGTTTGGGCGACAGGACTTAGATTGATTGACATAATTTGATCCTCATCAATGTCTTAAAAAAACTAGCTTACGCTAGCGCCTTTTCGACATTCGGGTATCCGCATCGCGGGCCGACGTCTTACAGCTTTCGTGCTGTATGACCGGCTCCGGTCAGGGCTTGATAAGAATCAAGGTATCCATTCCTAGAGCAAATAATTAAAATGGTTTAAGGTCAGGCTTATAAAAGGTATCTGGTCATTACCATAAAAACTATTTAATAAAACGAATTGTACTTTTACTTATTTTTCGGTTCAACATTTAACCCGGAACCCCGTAACTTTCTTGATATAATTTATTAACCATCGTTCTATATTCTGGATCGCGAGACATTTTTCTATTACCGTTTTCATCGACAGCAACTAAAAGTTTTTTTAATTCTTCATGGGTTGTATGGCCGCTTGGTTGCGCTGTATTTGAATCGCGAGCTAATTTAGCCTCTCGTGTTTTACCAATAAGGGTTTCCAGTAGCTTTACTCCGACAGCGGTGGATGCTACGCCTTTGTAAATTTGAAATTCATCGTCAGAAAGATTTCCGATTCCCCAATCAGCAAGGTCGGACAATCGTGTTTGCGCGTTTTCGCCCAACGCTGCAAGCTCCCGCTGCTTATTAGCCGTTATCATGGCTTGTTCGGTGGATAAATAGCCGGACACAAACCGATCAAATCCATGTTGATTAATCCCGGCTTCTCTGCTTGCATCTTTAAACCATTGAATCATAGGGTTATTTTCGATAACGCCCGGGTCTAGCCCTTCAACCTGCGGCACCACATAATCGGTTTCCGGGGCGCCTGTAAAAGAGCCCATACGTTTTTCCAATTCGGCATAGGCTTTTGCTTGATCTTCTACCGTTTTATATTTTTCAGACTTAAACCACGATGGAATATCTGTAGCTCCGTCAACCTCTAATGGTTTATCGGAATCAACGGTGTCTAATAAACTTTCACCGGGTATTGCCTCTTGTGCTAATGCAGGCTCGTTTTCCGGTGTTTCACTAGACGATTCTATGGGGGTTTCTACAGGTGGGCTTACGGCTTGTTCTTCGCTCATTACGTAACCTCGTTATTGTTTTTCAGCGGTTTCAAGTTGGGTTAATATTTGACGCACAATGTCCGCCCGGCCCTCTCGGATACCAGCCTCAAACTGAGTAGCAGCCGGTGTGACCGTTGGACGTAACAACGTAATAGAAATAAGCCGATTTAAAACATACTGTCCAGCATCGGTACGAAAACACTCGTGAAACTGACTTGCAATTTCGCGACCTTTGACCACGTTCGCATCAATTTGCGTAACCCCTTCAATATCAAGCGCAGCCCACCCTGTTTTATTTTTTAGGGCTTCAATCATGCTACGGGTGGTGCTTGTGTTTGCGCGGCGGCTTGAGCTGCAGCCTGTGCTACTTGCTCGCGTTCTGCTGCATTTCTAAGTAAATTACCGTCAATACCTAGTTTTTTACCAATATAAGCGGGTAGATCTTCCAGTTTAGTGCCCATGCCTAGAATTTCCGGTCCTAGCGCCGCTACTGTTTGTAAATATTGATTTATAGATACTAAATCGTCCTGATCTTGTGCTCTTGCAAGCGGGGAAGTGTGTTTAATGGTGACTTCTTTTCCATCGATTCGAATATCAGGAATTTTACCGGCGCGTTTTAAAATACTAACGGAGCGTTTTATAACTCGTTCTACAAACTCGGTTTGCATGCGACCAAACGCACTTCCGGAATCTTGCACTAATTCCTGATTACGCATAGCCATTTCGGTAGCGCTTCGTACCGGCGAGTCCATTTCTCCAAAGGGTTCAGCAAATAAAGCCTTATTAATACGTGTTCTTAGATCATCCAGAATAAGCGTTGCAAACTGCACATCACCGCTTCTAGGTAACGGACGTAGAGTAGGGTTACTGTTATCGTTAGATCCTACCGGAATAATAGCGCCGGGGCTTAATCGAATGTTATATGGATTTATGACACCATCGTCGGCAGCGGTATAAATACCTGCTATGGCTAACGCAGCGTTTTTAAGTTCGTATTCGACAACTTTATTGGCGGTTTTAATATCCGGCAGGACTTGCATTATTCGGCCTCTGCCTAATACTTCGCCCGGAACCACGTATTCACGAAATACAATCCATGGAGATACGTCGTAATCTTGCCCGAAAATATAATGCTTTGTTGATTCTTCAATGACGCATTGATGGTAGTAACCGCGCTCAGGTATATAAATTGTGCCCTCTATCAGCGTGCATTTGTCATCGGGGTGCTCGTTGGCCTTTTTTTTCATCGATTGCGACAAATCAGAGCCCGGCCATAATCGATCAACATGCCGAGCCGGTACTTTATGCTCACGCCATACCGTTTCAATAGTGCCCCACGGACCCGCTTCGGGATAAATCTCGGCTAAAGGCGCGGCATGAAATTCCAGGCTGCTATCTCTGCCCTCGGATTGTTCTAAACACAACACGCCAGTAGATACCGCTAAGTCTAAAAACGCTTCGTGAGTTTGTGTGGCAAAATTAGAGTGATTTATATGGTCAAATATTATATCGGTTAGACTGTCTAATTCTCTTTGTATTTGCTCGTGTTCTTTTTTTGGTATTTCGCTGCCGGGCACTAATAAACTCCAATTGCGCCACGGCGGAATTAAGGTCGCTTGTAACCGACTCGCAAACTTTTGCGTGCCCACTACCGCTGTACTATCAAAAATTTCTTCGTTTTTCTTTTGACCACGAGAAAAATGGGTCATGGTGTTACGTTGTGGTAACGCGTATTCATAACACTCTCGTAAATGAGTTTGCCACGTAGAACGCTGTTTTTTGGCTACGTGAAACCGTTTAATTATATCTTCTGAGGTTCCAAGCTCGCTGGGTTTAGTATATTTCATCCGCCTAGCGTCTCACTTTGCACGCCCAGTTCAGAACCTGACAGCAAACTTCTTCTGCCGTATTTTCTTGGATTTTTTATTCGTTTCTTGCGTTCTTCTGTAGTAGTTGTATTTGCTTCACGTTGCTCCATTTGCGCCTTAAGCCCGTCGTCAAGTGTTTTCTGGATTTCGGCTAACTGCATGTTGTATCGCGCTGTTAATTCTGCTGTACGAGAATCCAAATTAACATTTTGTGATACAGATGGCGACGACATTTGCGGTTGCATCGGTCTTGGTGCTGCGGCTTGTGGTGTTGGTTTAGGTTTAGGTGTTACCGCCGGTTTAGGCGCAGGCTTAGGCTGTATGGCTTGAAACGTTTCCTCTGGCATACTGCCTACTAATTGATAACCGCCTGTGTCACCACCTTGGAATTCGTATAACTCTCGACCTACCCGAACCTCTGTTTGTCCGGGGACAGGCGTATTGCCCATTTGACCCACAGAACCAAACGAGGGTAAACCTTTTACC